AAATTAAGTATGGATGGCCTAAGAAGAAATAGCACTCATGACTTTAACGAGTTTAGTAACTTTTTAAAATCTATATTAGATGACATTGCTTGTGATGTTGATACAGACCAGTTAATAGAACTGCATGATCAAGTGGCTCAAAACTTAGGTACTTTAAATTGCGTGTTCGATGCAGAAAATGAGTTATTTAATGATATGTCTGAAAAGTTAGATGTTAACTTTTTAGGTGAAGATGATGAAGGTTAAAGGACAGTAATGAAAAACGATGATTTAGCCGAGTTAATATTTAAAGCAATACAAGAAAATCCAGAGGAAACTTTGGGAATTTTAGGTCGCTCTCTTGTTTTAGTTGCACAAGATTTGGGTGGTAATTTGGAATTTAATTGTGATTTAGGCAAAGTCACTATTGAACGTAAATAACAAAATCTAGGTAGTAAATAATGAGTTTATGGCTAGTTCTACTTTGTTTATACATTTATGTGGCGGGAATGTTTACCGAATACACGCACAATCACACATGCAAAATGCTGTACTCAATCTTATTAAGTGCTGTTTGGCCTGTTTATATATTCATTGGTCTAAAAAGTAATAAACATGGCGTACCAAAATATTACAAAAGTAGGTTTTAGCTATGCCACAAGATAAAGCATTAGCACACTATAAAGCGATAGCGGAAAAGCTCTCAGTTGCTTTAAATGAAGTCGTGTTAGATAAGAATTATGACACTAAGCATCAAGCAAATCTGGCACAAATAGCGTATTTCAAGCTGAAAAACGCTAGTTAGGTTATCAAAATATAAGGTATTGACCACTTATGAACATTGAAAAAATAAAATTTGAAGATATTGCAAACTTTCAACTTGCGAGTACCGACTATCAAAAGCGCGTTATTGAGCAAACTTTTACTGATACATTTAAAGCACAAGAAGATTTATTTATGGCGGTGCTTGAACAATATGCAATAGATACCAAACAGCCGGTTGAAAGCTTATTAGTAAAGGGCCGATTACGAAAGTTTGTATTACAAGATGGAACTGAACGCCAAGCAGTTGATGGTACGTTATTAATTGAGTTTCATAAATTGAATAAAGAGATAGTACCAGGAGAACGTTCCCAGTTTTTTAATACTCAGTTTAACTATAAAATACTGTACCCTGAGCCAACTTATCAATGTACTTATGATTCAAAAACAAACATAACAACAAAATAAACATAACATATTGTCGTTTTGTCTATTTATTGGCTTTTCGATGATCTTTTATGGCTTTTTTAACTTGTACGATATTCATTTCTTTATCATAAATCCCCAGGTCGCGAGCTAAACAAATAAGCTCGTCCCGCCTATCGAGCCATTTATGTAATGTGGCTGGTAATGTATTGACATTATGCGCGCATTTAACTTTGGTTACGCCATTATATAACCAGAGTAATATTTGATTTTCAAAAATATCTAACCTGCTGCTAATAATTGCCCCTTTAGCACGACCAACTGGCAAACCCTTACCCTTTCGGCGCTTAACTGCCGCCTTCGCTTTTAAACTGCGTTGCTTAGAAAAATCTTGGCTGGCAAATGCTTTACCCATAATGATAAAAAGCATGCTCATATCATTTTTGTGATCGGGCGTGATAACTTCACCGCCCAAACAAAAGTGAATTGAAGCGCCAATATTTAAAATGCGCGTGATCACTTCTAATAAATCGCTGACCGAATCACGGCCCAGGCGTTCAATATCATTAACCAACAACCTATCACCAGATGTTAACTTTTCAATCAAGCCAATCAGGCCACGCTCATGTTTACTAGTGCTTGCACCTGACAACTGAATTTCTAACCAAGAATCAATATACAACCCTAAATTACTGGCATAAACATTAATACTATCGCGTTGCGCTCGGGCATTTTGCTTATGTTTATCACTCACGCGCGTATAAGCGTAATTTTTAGCCACTTTGGTAAATTAACTCTAGAGTTGTTTTATATCGCTAGAGTTTACATTTGTAAGCGATCGATAAACAAATAAAACATATTCTAGAGGTTACTCTAAAGTTAAATTTTTATTTTATACGCTTTGGCTTGGGTTTTGCTATGTGGTTGACGACATACAAGAAAACTAAATAAAGGAATACTCATGCAAGAAACTATTTTAGCGCTACTATTAGCGTTCACACCCGCAGATGATGCAGCAAAAAACGAACCTGTTGCCCAGCCAATGCACGGCGGCGGCATAATTATTACTAAAATAGAAGAAGTTCAGCCAAGGCACGGCGGCGGCATAATCATCACAAAAAAAGATTAAAATCAACAGCATGTAATGCCGTGTAATGCCGTGTAATATTACAATCATTGCAAAATACTCAATACAGCTGTTATTATCGCCTTTCTTTGCAGGGAGGCGGTATGTTAGAGCAATTTATACATTATTTTGAAGCAACAATAAAAAACACGCCTACGGCAGTGTTGACCAATATCGGCTTTTTACCGGCCACAGCTCTTGCCATGATCCGCTATAACAAAAATAAAGAAACCCTTTCAAACCTACTTACCATATCAGTAGTATCAGCCATCTTTTTAATTTCCGCATTTGAAATGGAGCTGGCAATGGAATATATACGCGAACATCACAGCAAAGGCAGTCTACGTAATATTTTAATGGTATTTGCATCACAGAGCATATTAGGTGTGATCGTTTTATATAAATTACATACCCGAAAAGCCTACGATATAGGCTCATTATTTTTTCATTTAAGCGCAATACAAATCACTTTTGCGGTCATGCACACTTTATTATGGATAAAGTTAGTTGTACCAGATTGGAATCAAGCGTATTTAACATCACACGCAATATATTCAGCATTAAGCTTATATTTAACCGCCACAATTCAAATAGCGTGTTTATTTCCCAAAATCATCAATACACGCTTAAAGCACTTAATTAACCCATTCGCATTTATGAGTAGATAACATGGATTTTATAACCTCTTTTTTTTCAAACTTAAGCTATTTCGAAATAATTTCCATCGCGTTAGTGGCTTTAGTGGCAATTCACTTAGTACAATTATTTTATTGCCCAGTGACCAATCGATTTAATAAAAAAATTAAAAACAAAGAGCACCTAATTTGTTGGCATCAGTTAAAATCTAGAGAAGAATCAGATCGGTCAATTTCATTAGAACATCTAAAGAAGTCAGACAAACTGCTGTTAGATTTGGCATACGAGTCAAATATGCACGCAAAAATAGTGATGCCAAAAGAAGATAAAACAGTTAAAAGACCATCACGAACAATTGACGAGGGTGCAAACGCTTTAATGCGTAAATTATCAGAAGATGGTCATAAGGTAGTAGATTTAAGCATGGCAAGGGCCATAAAAAAAGGCTATTTATATCAAAAGGAAGATGAAATTTAAGCGGTTTCATCCGTATTAGCCGATAAATGACGCTGTAGTTCTTCGGCTACATCACGCAACATCAAATCAGCAACAGCAGTATTATACGACTCATTATTAACAAACTCTTTAGATACATGATTCGCCATTGCCAATTTAGCCAATGCTTTTTGCAAACCCACCTTAACCACTTGCAAATCAGTTTCTTTAATCTGATTTACCTCAACACCATACAGCAGCCAATCTAAACTTACGCCACGGCCTTTAGAATTTAAATCAAGTACAGCAGCATTTAACCAGGTTAAAGGGATCTCCCCTCGCGCTTTCATTTGCTTAGGCGCATCTGGCCCAAAGTCAAAAATTCTAGCAAGGTGCGTATTCTTAGTGACTTTATACAAACTACACAAGCGGCTCATAATCTCGTCAAACCATAGTTTGCGAGCCTCTAGTGACATAGTTTTTGTAACTTGCTTAATCATAAGTAAAAGTCGAATTGTTAGAATCGTTAAAAAATAACATATTTGTTATTTTTATCTACCTAAAAAATAAAAAAGTAATCATATTGATAACCTTATTGTAAATATAGTTGTCGAATGGTAGATTAACCATTCCCTTTATAGGGTAATTTACTCTTAATTTAAAAACGTAGAAGGAAAGCAAAATGACATTAGGCAAATACAACCAATGTAGCGATAAAGATCAAAAACAAACAAAAGGTCCAGGTGGTGGTGGTGGTGCAGGTGACGGCACTAAAAAAGACTAATCACACAGATTAGTTAAATGTAAAAAGGATTTGGACGGATACCAATGGAAACACTTTTAACAACACTGCAAAACAACGCATTAATAACCAGCTTACATACTCAATTAGCGTTATTAATTACTGGCATAGTCATCAGCAAAAATAATAAAAACTTACGTTGGATATTTGCCTTTTTATTTACCGCACGATTAATCGATACCTACTTATTATTACCACTTCATCAATATATGAATGATGAAGCAGAAATCGCCACTTATTGCTTTTGGGCATTGAGTGCTTATTGCTGTTATAAATTTTTATTACTGCGCCCCTACTTCACCTATAAAATAGGTGTATGGCTACAACTATTAACCAGCAATACCAAATTAAATACCAGTCAAGCATTACCAAGCCGCTATCCTATCAAATTCACCAAAACAGAATATTTATTGGCACGTATTTACGGCGGCTTTAGCCTTTGCAGCCTAACACTTGTTTTATACCTATTGATAAAAAATGGCATGGCTTACGACATTCCACCAGGTCAAGCGCAATGGCTAATTAATATTGCCAACCTATTAACAGGTAAAGAAGTGACACAAGGTACATTTTTATTAATGTTAGCGCGTTCGCTTAATACATTACTCACCGCAGCTGAATATATCTTACTGGCAACGCTGATCATCAAAGAATTACCAAATTACATCAACAGTAAAATAAATGACAACACCATAAAAAACAAACACAAGGATACTGGCGCACATGAAACTTTCTGAATCTCAAGCACTGTTAAAAGATATGGCAATTTGTGCCATACGCGATAGCGAACAAAAAATAAATACCAACCAATTAGCCAAAAGTATGCGCTTAAAAGGTGATGAAGTAGAAAGTTGGTTAACACCAGGTAATGGCTGTACGCCAACACAAACACAATTTATGGCAATGCAAAAAGCAATATTGCGTGGGCCAAAATCACTATTTATAGAAGAACAAATGCAAAACCTTGACGAAATAGACACCTTTGGTGATTTAATAGAGCAAGGTATTGAATCAGATCAAATGAAAGCGGGTTGGCATATTTCAGCAGTTCGTAGCCTAAAACGTATTGTAGGTGACTGCCGCACTAACCTGACTTTGCTTGATACAAAGTAGTACAAGCTCTAACCACATAGCGATGGGCGCTTTTGCCTATCGTCTTTCGTTTATTATCTACAATGCACTGCCAACTATCTTCATAACCAAACCAGCTACTTGATTGTTTTTCACCACTATACATTTCATAGTTATCTGCACAGTATTGCCATGTTGGCCTTGCTTGGCTGGCAACTTTAAGTTTTGGCAATTCATCTAACATACACTGCTCTACACTTTTAGCATGAGCGCTCAGTGGTATAAATAAAGCGGTAAATACAATAATTAAACCTAATTTACTTTTCATTTAATAATCCATTAAAAACAAAAGCTTGATTATAAACCTAGTTGTATAAAAGTACAAAACTCAAACTTCTTCAACTTTGCATAGCATTAATGCTATGCATAACTAAAATAATACATTATAGTTATGCATAGCATCAATGCTACACATAAAAAAGGCGGGTAAAATGGCAAGGACAATAATGGTAGGTGTAGGTAAAGGCGGAGTAGGAAAAACCACATCAGTTGTAAATTTAGGGTTTGAACTTTCTAGCTCAGGTAAAAGCGTACTCATACTCGACTTTGACGGGCAAGCAGATACAACCAAGTTTTTAAAACGCACTAATACAGAATACTTTGTAGGTGACTTATTACTAGATAGGCACTTTGATATAAATAAAGTAATTTACCCCGCAATCATAAACGGGCAAGAACAAGGTAACTTACATATTATTCCTGGTCGCAAAGATGATGCTATGACAAAACTTGATATGGATTTATTCCCATTACCCAAGCGAGAAGAACGCCTAAACATGCACCTCAGTAAAATTAAAGACCAATACGATTTTATATTAATAGATACCAATCCAGGCACATCGGTATTGGGTTTAAATGCGGTATTTGCAGCAGATGAATTTATATTCCCCACCGAGTTTAAAGAACACTCCCTCGATGGCGTAGATTCATTAATAAAGCATATAGAAGATACAACCTTTATAGATGAATCAGAAATAAAGTTTTTAGTAGTGCCATGCAAAATTGCCAAAGCTGCAAAAAAATCATTGGCCTATGGCACAGAATACCTAGCAGGAAGATTTCCCAACAACACAGCAAAAACAACAATTTGGTATAGAGAAGTATTTGGTGATGCAGAATTAGATCACGAACCCGTATCAGTATTTTCAAAGGGCCACCAAGCAGCCATGTTTTATAAAAATTTAGCAAAAGAGGTAATAGATAATGTTTAACCAAGAGCGCTTTGACGAGCTAAACACAAAAGCAAAGCTATCACCTCAAGAGCGTGGAGAGCTAAAAAGCCTGACGCGCTTAAAATTAAAAGCAGATGAAGCGGCTACAGGAAAAGATAAAAAAAGAACAAATGAATTTTCAATTAAGCCTACAACAAAATCGGCTACAACTCCTGTTAGATTTATAGCCAGTGAACAGGCGTTAATGACAAAAATATTAGACAACCTAAAAGATAACAATGAAGATTTAGTGCTACAAAATTTAGGCGGCAGTTTAAAAGATTTAAATAAAACTAAATTAATTAGAGCTGCAATATTAGCCTTAGATGATTTAAGTTCTGAACAAATAGTTGATTATATTAAACAAGTTAAAATTAATATGGTAAGAGGATAGTATGTGTAGCACCAATGCTATGCATACCATAAAGCAGTAAAACGAGTTGACTATGGGGTACGCCAATACCCCAAAGTCGATAACATAAAAGTAATGGAGATCACCCTATGTCAGACACTAATTGTAACGCAATTGATAAGCAGAGTCTAAGCCAGTTGCACAGTATGCCAATTGATAAAATATTAACCTGGTTAGCAACAAAGCAACCTTGGATGCAGCAACATATAATTAAAGAGCTCACATCAATTCATTAGCCTTTTAATTCATTAGCACTTAACAAGTATGCATATCACTAGTGCTATGCATACTTTTAAAATTAGCCTAACAGCGTTTAGAGGTCATAATGCCCAGCACAGTAAACAAAGCAACATCCACTCAAACATCAACAAGTCAGCAATGGCCCGCAGACAATTTGGCATACATTACCGCTTGTCAGTTAGCAGGAGGCGATAAACCGAACCAATGGCAACTCATTGCAGGTTACAGGATATTAATTCGCTCTACGATGCACAGGCGCGTTTTAAACTTACCCGTTAGCCAACATGTAAAAGAATACAAAGCAGCCAAAGCCATATTATTTCCACATACAGTTAAATCCCAGTTTAAAAAGAGCAATATATGACAGTAGATAAAATTGATGTTCAAACCGAACTGGCTAAAAAGCGCCAAAATCAAAACGAACGTAAAGCAAAAAGCAGGGCCAAGTTAGAAAAGTTTGATATGAAAGAAGTGCGCTTTGAAGCAAGTAAAAGCGAAAGGGATCAACTTAATGATTTATGCACTGCCACCACTGGCGAACCATTTAGCAAACAAGAAATGATATTAAAACTAATACGCGAGGCCCATGCAAAAATACAAATACCATAGAATACGCTTAAAACAAACATTGTGACGGGTCACAGTAGTTGAATTAGATAAAAGCAAAAAGGGGTCGGAGTCAATTAAATTAATGTACTCCGACCCCTTTTTAATTGCAGAGGGAAAAAGCTTTTGTACTCAATGTGCGTAGCACATGTAGCGGAGCGAAACTTCTTTCCGTGATGTATTTAAGTATCGGTAAACGCGAATAACGAATCGAAGATAGTCAAGAGAGATCATTGTCGGACTCAATTCGACCACAGTAGTTAACAGGCGCACTATCTCAAGTAGAAAATAAATATTTTTATATGCCCCCTGATAAACAAAATCTTTTCCTAACGTATTACATAAAACCAAAAGATATTACTGTAATGAAGTCCCACTGGGGCATCTAGTTCTACCCCATGAAAACTTAGATTAATTCGCGTTAGCGATTTCTTAATCTAAGGATTGATTAAAGGGGTAGGCATTATTGGGGTATGCAGGTTTGCCCTTTAGGGCAGGGCCGGCAGGGGCAGCGCCCCTAAGAGGGGTATGCACTCAACGCGAAAAATATATTTAAATTATTACTCGATGCTCTAGCGAGGTTACGAGCCTTATATTTAAAGGTATTTAAAAGACTCTATATAAAGCCATCACGAACTTTATCTTCAACGGCAATAACCACCACTAATTTAAGCTAAACCATCACCAGTGTAGTTACAGGGATTACAACTTATCACCAATTAAAATCTAAAAATATAAAAGGGGTTATAGTTGATTAATGAACAAAAAAACAACATTTATATACTATCAACCACCTTAAAAAATAGAGATATACAAACACAAAACACACTAAAGTATAAAAAACGTTCAATAAAAAACACTCAGGCACGGCAAAACACAGCACTTGGCGCTGTTATAAATAAAATATGGTGTAAAGCTAAGTGGTTGCTTGGTTCTGACTCATAATTTCAGCAAAGGATCGGGTTTTACCTCTTTGGTTTTTAGAGGCGTTACCAGGTGATACGGGTTGAGGTTTACTTCTTTTGATCTTGATCTTACTCGGTAGGGAAAAAACATAACGTACAGCGCGTTTAGCGGTATCTTTAGCATAATCAATCGCTTTAGATTTTAGCATCGTTGCCATTAAACGCTTAACAGTCATAAAAGCCCAATTAGTTTTAGTGCAAATGTCAGAAATGGTTTGTCTGTAGCTTTTATTTTTGTTCTTTGAATTTATAAAATTAGATCTAATTTTAGTGGCTATTACCGCATTAAGCATCAGAGCCTTGTGTTCATGGCGCGAATCATGTCGGCTTTTAGATGTGAACCCCTTAAAATCTACAGCGTAAAGATTAAAGTAATTACCTTTTAATTTTTTCTTCATCGCTTGATGCGCTACCAAATGACTAAAAGCAACGTCATGCGCTGGGTTAATGGTGATAGTACGCTTATAGCCTTTCTCCGCTTTATCTTGAATGATCATATCTTTTTTTATTAAATCATCAATGGCTTTTTTAACTGCATTAACAGAGTAGTTTAAATGTTTTGCTATGGCGGAAACTTGAGACTTAAATTGACCAAAAGTCGCATTAAAATGGGCTATATGAGAAAAGACTAAAGTCTGTGTTTCAGACTGGGTGACTTGTAATACCTCAAGAGAGAAGTACACAATTTTATTTTTAGCTGGCTTACTATTAATTGTCATTTTTTATTTTTCTTGTGTTTTGAGTTTGCACACACACAAGAAAAACGCTAATATAGCTTTACAGCATATTCTTGTGTTTGCTGTCGGGGTAGATGTTACTAGCATGCTATCCGACCAAATTACATAAAATAACCCATTCTGCCAGGACTGGGTTTTTTTATGCCTAAAATTCGAGTCTTTGTTTTTATCATCGTCAACCGCCTTAATTACAGTAAAAAACACTGCTTAGCTGACTGGTCTTTAATTCTAATCAAAAACGAGTAATTACGCAAATTTATATTTATGATGGCTTTTAGCCTATATAAATACATAAAGTGGGTAATGATGAAAGGATCAAAGATCTAATCCTTTCAAAAGACTATACCCGATCACTGAGCGCCATACAAAGCATATTCATTTTTCAAGTGATCTAAGTGCGGATTAAGCATCAAACCATTGTCTGACTTTTTGCTGTACTGCTTACGGCGGCGTATACTTTTGATTAAAGTAGCCCTTGTTAATTTATATTCAGGATTTGCCACATTATACTTATCTATCATGGCTAATACCTCTTGCTGGCGTTCGGTATCGTCTAATCGTTTAGCCATTGCATAACGATTTAATAATAAACGTCTACGGCCTAATATACGTTGCTCAGCACCTTTAATACTTGAGTTGTTAGAATAGGCTTCACCTACTGCCGCAGGGCTAAAACCACTGCCTTGCAATACCACTTCAAGCAAACTTAAATCTTCGCCTTTTATGATTTCATCACCGCGTAAATTAGTGACTCCCTCATTGTTATAGCGGATTGCTTTACGTACATCTTTGGCGAACTTAGGTAACGCATATTCAATACCACGCCAAGTGTGATCTTCTTTAATTAACTGACTTGCCATACCGCCACTTAATGCCAAACCATATACCGGCCCTAAAAACTGCTCAGCATAATAAGCCACTTTGTCACGGCCCTCTAATTCGCGGTTAGATTCACGTAACCATAAATTATTTAAACTCACACGACTTTGAATATTTGCACCGGTTTCATTTAATAAACCGTTCATTGCAATACGGGCCATATCTTCGCCAAACATACTGCTTAGATTTTGACGTAAAGCAACATCTGCATCCCACGGCTCGTCCTCGTCATCGCCTAATAAATTAGCGAGGCCGGTCATAACAGAATAAAGTGGTAAACCGGCAGTACCAGCAAATACACCCGTCATGCCCATAATGCCCCAAAATTGCTTTTTCGCCTGGGCTGCTTCGTCTTTGTCTTTACTAAACTGGTTTTTAAAATCGCGCCATAAACGTACCGTCATGTTTAAGCTGTACTGTCTAAATAATAACAATACTTTAGCAAAATCATTTTGCATGTATCTGGCACGATTAGCGCTAGAATAATCAAAGTGTGATTCAATGGTTAAGTCATGTGCCGTTTTTACTGCCTCTTTAAAACCTTTGCCATCTTCGCGGGCCAGCCTAAAACTTGCCATTGCCGTTACTTCACGGTTAAGCCTTTCAGCATGGTGAAATAAATAACTGGCGCGAGACATCCACTTTTGCATTTTAGGGTTATAGCTTTCGCCGCCCTCTGCAACACCGGCTAAATCGTGTGCCATTGTTTTATCTATTAAACCGCTTTGCATAAAATACTTCATGGCGCGGCGTTCTTCGGTATTGAGTGGCGATTTATCTAAATGACCTTTGCCTTTTAATAATTCACCGCCCGCTTTAAGTAACATTTTACCGGCCTTTTTAAAGCCGTATCTGCTGGCTAAAACAGGATATGCAATTAAAGGTGTTTGCGATAAATTGACCATCGCAGCCGCAGGACTCACACCTAAGTAATACATAAAACCAAAGCTGGTTAAATTTGTTGCCAGTGGGCTACCTGTCGGGTTCATTATCCAACCGTGACGCGATTGCATTTCGTTGGTTAAGTCGCGGGCCTTATTGTTTTTAGGCACAGTAGGCTGGTTATGTGCTTCATCACGCATAATGTTAAGCGCCTTATCAAGCCTATGAGCAAATGCCAATTTAGAAATTTCGTATGCACCATGAAATGTATTATGGGCAAATGACTTAATCGCATCTTGGCTATAACCGGCTGTTCCTTTACGGCGAATAAAATGCTTACGCATCGACATGTCAGGCAACGACTGTAAATATAATTGATATACATCATCACTTACCTGGTCATTTAACTTAGGTAATAAATCACGAATGAATTGCGGGCTAATAGAATCTAATGCACTGTTAAAGTCTGCTTTTTTACCGCCTGTTATTTCTACCTCATTACCAAACTCTTTGCGTTTTTCTTCAAGCCATTGGCCTTGCTCATACTCAGTTTCAAATAAACTGAATTCAATGACTTCACCTTTTACTTTTTGCCCGTCAACTTCGCTATCTGGCTTTTTAACCACACCGCTATATTCACCATGACGACTTAATGGAATATAAAAACCGCGTTTATGATTTTGTTCATACTGAAACTGCCACATATCTAAGGTACGTTTAGCATATTGTTTATTGGCTGTTTCTTCTTTAATACGTTGCACAAAAGCATTGTTTTTAATTTCAGCTTGCTTTTGATAGGCATCAACAATGTCAGTCATTTGCTTTTGCCATTTGTCAGGCAAGGCTTTAAAGCGGGCATGTAGTGCATTGTAAGCTTGTTCACGTTCGCCGTTTTCTTCTTTAATTAAAGCAGCTTGGGCAAACTTCATAGTTTTGCTGAATTCGTCTTGATCTTCTAAGCTTTTAGTTTCAAGTGCCTTGGTCATTAACTTAGATTTTAAATCATCATAACGTTGCTCAGTCATAGCAGGAATATACTTTTCCATACGCGGATCAACATTATCTAAGGTGGCATCATGTAATAAGTCAGCAAATAATTTACCGCCGTCTTTATCGCTATCGTGTAGTGCTTGCCATGCTTTTACTTGGTCAAAGCTGGTTGTTTGCATGGTAGAACGCCACGCATCAATTTTTTGTACGGTATCTTCAAAGGCAGTCATAGCCCCTTTGTAAGCCACACTTAAATCTTTTGCGACACCTTGCAAGTAAGTGCGGGGCATCATGCCCAACACTTTACGGCGGTGTTTGGCATAGAGCGAATGCGCTCTATCACCTAGCGACTTTTTTAATAAGTCTTTGTCCTCCTGGTTCATATTGCTTAAATCAGTGACACCATTTAAGGCATTGCTCATTAAGTCATTGGCTTTAGTGATTTGCGCACTAATATGATCGGGTACTGATTTAGCGTAAAAAGTTTTACCGCCGTCATTACCTGGGCCATTTGGATCGGTTGGATTAGTGGCTTTTTTCATACTGCGCTCAATAGCATTGAGTACGCCTTGTATTTCACTTTGGCTAATTTGTTCAGCCGGTAAAATACCCACTTTACGTAAGCCTTTAATTAATACGTTTTTAATACGCACCCAAAGGGCGCTCAACTTGCCTAAATCAGCTTGTGCCAGTTTACCTATTACCTCATTGGCTTGGGCTGCTTGGTCAAATTCAGGATAGTTTTGTTCAACGTCTTGCCATACATCACTTAGTTTACCCTCTCGCCCTGCAATGACTCGGCTAATAAGCTGCTCATAATCTGCTTTATTAAGCACTTTATTTAAACCATGATGGGCAATCACTTCTTCACGTAAAATCTTTTTAAGGGCCGTACCACTGCCAATATTGTCACGTACTACATACACTTGCCCATTTTGATAACTGGCTTGTGCTAAGCCCTCGCTAGGTGGATTAGGTAAGTCACTTTGACTTTGTACGATTTCAACTTTGACCTGTGCCGCACCCTTTAAGCCAGTGATAAAGTTATTAACAATGCGCTTAGCTAAAACATTAGGAATACTTTTAGCCGGTTGTTCTGTGGTTTTGGCGTAAAGCGCTATGCCCTTATCAGTCTCTTTGGTTTTAAGGGTTGCAAACAAGTGATCGTAAGCTTGCTTTAAAGCCGGAACTTCATCAATCACAGGATAAGGATAAGATTTTTCATCCTCCAAGCCCCATGCTTGTTCGCTGGTAATATTAGCTAAATAATCATTAGTCCAATTGTTATCTTTCGCCTTGCCAATAATATAACTTTCAAAAGTACGGGCTGCCATTTCAATCGTTTTGGCCCAATATGCTTTAGATCTACGGGCATCTAATTTAGTTGACCTTGCTGGTAAACCTGAGTTTTTGATCACTCGTACAATTTGATTAAATGCTTTGGCAACTTCTGGGCGTATTGCTTCATTAGGTAGGGCATACGGATGTTCAGTAATAAAACCTCTGTCTGATTTTTGTTTACCAAAGTAATCATCAAATGCATGAAACCATTCATGGGCCAAAGAACCCGCACCTGATTTTTTAGTTAAATTAATCACTACCTTACCAGGTTCGTAATGTGCCGCTGCTGGCGTTTTTCCACCGCTGCCACGCGCACCAAATGCTAAACCTAACGCGCCATCTAAACTCAATGCTTTAGGCGGTATATTTAATAGCTCGGCTAAATCCATTAAACCATCATAAGCTTGGTTTAAATCTTTTTGACGTTTACCTTGCTCTACCCAATTACCAAATTCTACGCCTCTAAAACCAAAGGTATCAGCAAATACAGCAGGCGTTACATTGTCGGCATAACGCTCTGGGCCAATACGTGCCTGATTAACTGGCTTGCGCATATTAGGTGTGGCTTTCATTTGCTGTAGTGTGGTTTCAACATCATCACGGTTACTTTCTAAATATGCTCTGGCCTCTTTGGTTGTGGCAAAGTCTTTAATTTTTAAAACACCACTTGCGCCTTTCCAACCTAAATAAACCGTTTTATCAGCACGGCTAACATACACACTAATTTTACTGTGTTTACCTGTTTTACTGGTTGCATTGTTATCACTATTAATAACGGTTTCAAGTGCCTTTTGCGTTACCTCTAACGACTCGTTACCCTCTAAACCTAAACGTCTGCCATTGTGCATGACTTCATAAATTGGTTTGTTTGGGTCGCGTTCTTCGCCTTTATATAAAGAATAGCCACGACCCTCAATACGATATTTAGCAGCCACTTTTAATTTATTGGGAGCTGTTTTAGCTAATACCGCAACCGCATCTTTAATGCCTCTAAAGGTATGACCTAAATCGTCAATATCATTAATAATATCGCTGACACTGGCAACGTCTTTAATAAGCAATTTAGTTAAGTTTCTAATGGTTTGAACTTGCTTAGTCCAACGAGTTAACTTATGTGCCACTCTTGGCTTGCTCGGTATGGCATCACGTAATAATGCAATAACAGCCATTTTGTCACCACTTACGCCTGACTCTGCCAATTTTTCATAATCAGGCTGTGGAAAGGTTTTACTTAATGGCTCACTGCTTAAATCTATTTCTTTATTAAGTGACTCTTTAAATGCACCCCAGACTTCTTTTTTAGCACCGCCAATTTTTTCACCAAAATCATTAATGGCTTCTTGCGGTTCTACTTGGGTTTCATCCTGAATATCATTTTGTGAGTTATCCACATTTTCTGTGGTTAACTCGGTGCTTTGCTCTGTATTATTTTCGGTACTATCGTCGGTGCTTTCCTCTGCATTTGCTGATTCATCTTGCTTAGACTCACTATGTATAGCGGGGGTGCTATGCATATCGGTATTTTGTGCTTCAACCGATAAATCAGCCGTAGTGTCATCGGTATTAACGTCACCTTTTTCACTTTGTATATCATCAGTGCTATGCATAGCATCCTGTGCCAATTCACCAGCAATGTTTTCACCAGTGTAAGCATGGTCACTGCTGACGGTTGTTGTGTTTGCCACTTGATCTGCTTTTGGTGTCCAGTTGCCCTCACTGGCAAACCAGTTAGTTAACGCATGATCTAAACGCTTTTTAGCGTGTGCTTTTTCGCGGGTATCTTTAATGCGATTAAGCTCACGTTCTTTTGCCATATCAACACGCGCTATGGCCTCGGCCTTATTGCTATCACCTTGTTTGTTAGCATTAGCAAAAGCCTGTGCCATTGCCTCACTTGGTTGGTAGCTTTGTGGAATGGTTTTATTAATATCATTTAAAGCGGCATCAAGTTTTAACTGCTGGCGTTTATTGGCAGCTATGGCTAACTGTTTTTTAAATGTTTTACGTTTTGGCTTTAAAGTTTTAGCGAGGTTTTGCAAACGGGTAGAATTAGCACGGCGCTCGGCTATGATCAAACCGCTTTTAGTGGGATTAGTTTGGCGCTGTGTCTGTTGCTCTAATACCGTCTCACGGCGAGTAACTTGTGATGCTTGTTGCGCTAAATCAGCTTGGTGTTGGGATTTTGCTTGGTCAAAATCACCATCGCGCACCACTTGATTTACTTGCTCGGTTTTTTGCCAATAATCAGCTTCATCGGCAATATCTTGCTGCTGTTTTTTTTGTTTGTTTTCTACAATTTCATCAACCACATTTTTTGCATATTGCTTACGGCCTTGAATTTTTGTTGCTGCATTCACAATCACATCTTTGGCTTGTTCTTGCTTGGCTTGCTCAAAACGTCTTTGCTCTGCGGCTAAATATATTTCACTGGCTGCTTGTGGTTTAGGTGCATTTTTAGCTTTTTGATTCGCTAATGATTGCGCTTCAAGTGCTGCGGTTGCCTCGCGGTCTTGCTGCATTTGTTTTGCAAGGTTTGTTTCTTTACGTTGTGATTTAGTGGGCTGATTATCCACTACACTTTGTAACCTGCTGGCTGTGGCATCACCATTTGATGCAATAGAAAACACTTGTTGGTTTAGGGTTTCTAAATCTGCGGGGCTTTGCTCACTGCTAAAGAAAGTCTCTTTTGCTTGCTGTAATCTAACAGGGTCGATTGCCTCGGCATCTTGCACCATTTGCATATCGAGGCTTTGTGTTTCAAGGGGGGCTTTGTTGTTATCAACGAGTTTATCTCTTAATACACTACGTTGTTCGCTTAATGAATTAGCTGTATTTGTTGGGGCTTGGGTATTATTAACATCAGGTACGTCCATGCCTAAACTTGGTGCGGGTTGTTGGCTTGTTGGGCTAGTTGTTTGGTTAGGTAATGGCACGGCTAATACTTCGCCAGTTTCAGGGTCGATATTGTCCATGTTCATAGCCGATGTTTGTGGGCTATTAAAACTGCTTTGCTGTGCTGGCGCTTGATGGCTATTAGTATTTAATACCCCCAACAAGCCTTGTTTAAATGCGTGTTCGTTTTTATCTTTTTTAAAGTTATCTTCTAGAATTCGGGTATGTTCGTAGTTTAAAACCCTTGCTGCGGCTACCGGCTGTTTTAAGTTTAATGGAATGGTACGCGCTATTTTTTGTTTTTGTACCTTGGCACGGTCTTTATCATGCCATTGATTTACTTGTTGTACTGCTTGGCTTAATTGTTGGTCTACATCTGCGGCACTGGTATCGGGGCGCACATTATCAACTGAGGGTTTAATGGCTGATAAATCAACTTGCTGTGCTGTTTGCTCTGCGGTTTTCTGTGCTGCATTTTGATTAGCTTGTGCCTGTTGCTGTGCATTTATTTGGCTTTGGGCATTAGCTTGGGTTTGCGCCACAATATCAGCGGTTTGCTGTTGTGCGGCATCGAGGGAGGCATGACCTGTTTTAGCCACTGGAGCGGCTTTTACTGGTTGGCCTGGTTCATTCATACCGGCTCTTTTATTAACACCATGACCAATTGCAGCCATTGTGCCACCCATTGCACCACCAATTAATGCCTCATTTAAACCACTGGCTATTACGCCTCGGGTTGGGTCAATGGTGCTGTCTACCGTTTGTGCATGTTGCTTAACGGTATATGCCTCGGTTGCACCTTGCGCAAATTCGCTTGATCCCTCTACTGCAAAACCTTTGGCTACAGAAGATTTAAAGCTTTTACCTAATGCTTTGCCTAAGCCTTTAGCAATAATCGGATCGCCTATGGCGCTGGCTGCAAAGTTAGCAATTAATAGCTTAGGGTCGCTCATTACCTCAGATTCAATTTGCTCTTTTAAGCTATGTTTGGCTTTTTCAAATATTTCAGCTGGTGATAGGTTTGGCGCTTGTTGGCTTTGTTCTGTAAAGTGCTGCTTAAACTTGTCGCTTTGCGCTAAGGTTTCATCACTCATGTTTTCAATAAGCTGCTGTGCTTGTAACCCTGCTTGACCTGTTGCCGCCCCCCCACCTAACGCACCCATACTGGCACTGGTGGTAAGGGCTTTGGCTTTTGCACCGAGTTTAAATGCGGTACTTGCACCTTTGGCAATTGCACCACCTGGTAACGCCGTTGGTAAAAATTGACCTGTTACATTGGCAAGGTTTAATACCCATGCACCTAAATCAGTTACGCCCTCGCCTAAACCAATATTGCCGTTGGCATCTTCAACAATGAATTCCTTTTGCATTGATGTACGACCATCGTCACTCATTTGATTTATTTGGTCTTGGCTAATGTCATTGAGTGAATCGGCTATGCCATCAGCACCTAAAAAATTAAATAAACCGGCTGAGGCACTAAATGCCCCCATTTGTAAGGCATCTATTGAATCGCCAAGCATGCCTTGTTCGCTTTGTGGTTGTACTGGTGCGCTGGCAAATAAATTGGCCGCTTGTTGTTGTGCTAGTAGGTTAAAACTCATTAAAGATTAGCTCCTGGCATTGGCATGGAATACTGGGTTGATTTGCCCATTAACGATTGCAATAAGGCGATGTCTTGCTGCGTAGCTGTACCGGCTTTTACTTTTTGATTAAGGCTGGCAATGTTATTTATTTTTTGAGACTGGCTAAGTGATTGCTGTTGCTGTGCAAAGCGGTCTGTACCGTTGGCATACTCTTGCTGATACAGTTGATATTGTTTTTCCATTGGCACTAAATCACTGGCTGCACCATTGCCAAACAAACCGCCGCCTGTGGGTGCTTTAGCTTGGGTAACTTGTTGTTCTGCCCCTTGGCTTAATTTGAACTCGTCAAAGCTTAACGCCGGTGGGCGCTGTGCTTGCTCGGTTTCTAATGCACTCATTTGTTGGGCAATGGTTTGACGGGCATTATTTGGGTTCTCTGGTGTGGCGGGATTAACTGGGGTTGCCGCTTTTGCTAATTGGGTTTTTAATGTTTGGCTTTCATCAACTAAATACGCCAGTTCAGAATTGGCTAACTGTTCAGCGTTGTTATCAGCCAATTGCATTTTAAATTTCATTTTTTCAACCAAGATAGGCTGTGCCATTTTTTGGGCTTGCTCTGGTGATAATTCACTGGCTGCAACTTGCTCTTGGAGGTTGGCAATTTGACTATCAAAGCGATTAAGTGAATTTTTAACACCATTAATAAAACCTTGTTGCTCAGTTAAAGTAAGGCGATCTTGTGCGGTATCGTTTTGCATATTTGCAATGGCTTTAGTATTGGCTTGGCTGGTTTTATGCTGCTCACCTTGCTGGGTTAACTGTTGCTGTTTAAAGCTGTTATTCGCCTCGGTTTGTGCCTGTTGGTTGGTTAACTGTTGTTGCTTAAAGCTATCGTTTTTAGTATCACGTTGCTTTTGATATTCAAAACTTTGCTTTTGTAAGCGCTCAAGTGAGGCTTGCTTTAATTGATTAGCCTCACGTTGATTGTACTGATTAATTAAACCACCAGTTGCCGCCAGTAATTGCCCTAAGCCACTGAATAACACACCTTGTGCAAGGCGCTTATCTTGTCGTCTACTCATGGACTGCTCCTTGCTCTGGCGCGGGTTGTTCTGTTGCTGGCTGCTGGGCTTGTTCTTGGTCTTTCATTTGTTGCCAGGCTTTTTGTCCATCTGGTGTGCTTTTTAAATCATCAAGCTTTTGATTAATGTTTTGCTCGTTAATGCTGCCGTTATCAATATTGGCCTTGGTATAATTTTTAACAACGGTTTTAGTGGCGGTTTCGATTGTCTCCTCATTTATTTCTGAGGCATCCATTAACCCTGCTGCTTCAACCATTTCAAATACTTCTTCTAATAAATCAGGTAATACTTCACTTTGCACCGCATCTGATAACTGGGTTTGTGTTTGGTTTTCAAACTGCTTGGCAAGTAACGCAATGACCCGACCGACACCGACCGGAATACTTTCAGCACCTTGTAATGCTTTTATGATCATCGGCTGTGTTTGCTCACTATGCAGCGACATATTGGCAAAGGCTAAAAACTTGTCTAACTGCTCTTGCTCTTGCTGACTGGCATTTTCAACACCTGGTTCATTCATGCCATGCGGCTGTGCTGCTGACTGGTTTTCATTTGGGTTTGTCATATCTTGCATGTGTTAGCCTTATGAATAAGTGATAAGTTCAGGGTGAGTACGCTTAAGTGCAATCACATCGTCTAGATTATTCACTGTGGTTTGTGTGCCTGGTTCTGCCATGCCTTGGCCTTTCCCCGTTGCATATTGCTTTGTGCCTGTCATGGCGCTATACATGCCAAGCTGATTACCAGGTTCGTTCATGCCAAAGCTGCCGTCTTTATCCATGCCATAATAATTATTAGGCTCGTATGACCCTGCACCTTGGGAGTTTTGATATTGCCCATACGCACTGAGTGCTAAACCACCCGCTTGGATCATTTCACCTGTGGTCATACCTGCGGCGGCTACCTCACCCACGGTAAGTCCACCGTTAACAACTGCGGTATTCACTGCGGTATTCGTTGCTGCAATACCGGTTTCTAAACTGGCAAGTGTGCCGCCTTGACTAGCTAGAGCATTTGACCCAGCTGTGTTCATTGCTGCTGTGCTGGTTGCAGTACTAGTACCCGACATGGTGGCTGCACCGGTTTCGGCTAGAGTGGCAGAATTAGCAACGGTTGGTACGGCTGTTTGCCCTACCGCTGTTGTGGCAACTGTGCCTACAGCTGTTGAAGCTGCTACCGTTCCTGCGCCAGCGGCATACGCACCGGTGATACCACCGGTTAAGCTTGACCCTGCGACGGCAATTTGCCCACCCATTAAGGCCGACCCCGCACCGGCAATCCCAGCATAAGCACTCGATAACCCCGCACTTGCACCGGCCATAAATGAGCCACCGGCAGCCATTGACCCCATAGCCCCTAATGCAGCACCGGCGGTAAAATACACCGCTACCGCAATCGCAACCCATTTCACTACATCTTTCAAACCTTTATCCCAGGCTTTTTTCAGTGGTTTGTTGGTTTTTTTAAACATATTTTTTTCGTGCTTAAGTATCTTTTTTTCAATGCCAAAAGGTTTCAATGTTTTTTTGACAAACTTTTTAAGTTTACTCATAGGTGTTTCCTTAATTTGGTATGTATTGCACCATCACTGATATAACCCAGCGCGCTATATAATCGGCTGGTTTGGTCGCTATCACCGCGACCACTAGAGTTTGCTAATACGGCCTCACGGCATTTAGGAAACTTTCGCCACCAGGTATCAAAAGTTGTTAATAATGCTTTGGCTGCAAAAGCTGTGTTGTATTGCTGGCTGGGTTTAACGTAAAACATTAAATCAGTGGCGCTTTCGTCATCGCTACACCAAAGCGTGTCTATTTGCGCAAGCATAAAGCCGATAATGGCACCGTCTTTTTCTGCGACATATAAAAATGATTTGCGATCAGCCATTGCCGCTAACAAGGTATGCTGCACTTTTCGCTTATTGATTTTCAATTGATAGTTAGGCGCACTGGCATTAGCCATTTTGCACAATGCCATTAACTGCGATATATCATTTTTGTTGGGGAGTGCTGGGCGTATCATCTGCGTAACCTCTGTAAGTTGTCTTCAATTGGCATCGGTTTGCGTATTGGGTTGATGTGCTTACTGATTGGCTTATTGCTTTGATCAGGGGGTGTAAAATCGACATTACCTCCTGGGGCTGGCATACCAATGCTCGGTTTTTTATATTGTGTATGTTGTTGTGATTTCAGGGTATTTATTGCTCGGTGTTCTTGGTCTCGACCACCACCACCACCACCACCACCACCACCACCACCACCACCACCACCACCACCACCTGAATCGTTACCGCCGCCTGAGTTATTACCACTCCCAACAGCCGGATCAACTGCATTACCATTGTTCGCATTGTTATTGCCAAAATCAGTGGTAAGTGACCAACTCATATACAAATCTTCTAAATCGTTTTGCATTTGGCTACGTTCGCGCGCAATGGCTGAACGTTGTTGTTCTGGTGTCAGTTCAGGATTGTTATAAATGGCTTGAATGACATTATTAAAACTGCCTTTTAATTGACTGGCTTGGTCGTAATATTGTGATTTATATTGGGCATTGATTTGCATACCGGTTTTGTTTATATCGGCTTCAATGCTGGTTTGTAATTTATCGAATTCAGCTTGGCGGTTTTTCTCGTCACGAAGCTGGGTGAAGTCGCGCTCTTTTTGCTGCTCGCTTGACTGCCAATCTCGTTGACCATCTTGCATGCTTTGGTCATGTTCACGGTTTTGATTGTTTTGATCTGTTTGCCAATTTTGCTGTTGATCAAGTTGGTCTTTATTATGACCCGCTTGCGCTTCAAGTTCTTGTAAACGCTGTTGACCTTGCTGATCTATAATGCCCCGCTGCGTATCAGCACGGAGTTTTTCAAGTTCAGTTTGTTGATCACGGTTTAATTGGTTTTCATCTTTGGTAAAGTCTTGTTGTTTATCTAACTGGGCATCGTTATAACCCGCTTGCGCTTCAAGCTCAGTTAAACGCTGTTGACCTTGGGCTGAAATTTCGCCCAATTTATTTTGATTACGTAACTTTTCAAGTTCAGTTTGTTGCGCTCTGTCTAAACCGCTTTGCTCTTTGGTAAAGTCTTGCTGTTGATCAAGTTGCTCTTTGTCGTAACCGGCTTTTGCTGATAACTCGGCAAGACGTTGTTGGCCTTGCGTATCTAACATGCCTTTTTCATGGCTTTGCTGTAATGATTGCAATTCTGCTTTTTGAGTGCGGTCTAAGGTGTTTTCACCTGATTGCCAGCTTTGCTGATCGTCTTGCATGGTTTTATCGTGGTCACGATTTAAAACACTTTCACCACTTTGCCAAGATTGCTTATCAGTTTGTAATTTACTTTGTTGACCAAACTCGTTTTGCTGCATTTTAAAATTACTATTAATTTGCGCATCACCTTGAGCAATAGCTAAAGCATTTTTAATAGCTGCATCTTGACCGGCCTCTAAAGCCAGTGTTGAGTTTTGCAAACCCATAGCGCGCTTTTGCTCTATGGCCTCGGCACGGGCTTTTTGTAAATAAGGGCTATTTTCATCTAATACACTATTGAGGTTTTCAGATACCGTATATTTGGTATTATCTGGTTCGCTTGCTGGCTTGTTTTGTGGGCCACTTGGTGTACCAGGTGCAGCCATGCCGACACCATTAGCCACTTTTGATTGGGTTGGCGCAAAAGTAGGGGTTTGCTTGGCAGTAACCGTAATCGGTTTAACTGATTTGTTAACGGCTTTGTTTTCGCCTGGTGCTTGCAAAAATAGGGGTTGGGCCATTGCTGACTTGTTTTGAGGCTGTTTATTTTGTTGCTGACTTGCGTGTTTTGGTTGCTGCACATTCGGTTGCATACAAAGCTCCAAAAGCGCACAAAGGTTTGGGGAAACCTGATTGATTATTGTATCTAAATTAAGCTAAAAACAAAACACTTTTAGCATCGCTTTTAGACGGGGTTTTATTATTTATGTGATACCTAACCGATACCTAACTAATACCTAATAAATACCTAGGAAACTAGGCCAAGCTTGGCTCATACACTGAGATATTTAATGTTGAAAACAAATATTCAATCACTCTGGTATCAACATACATATTGAGTGCATCTTGGGTGATTTTCCACTCACCCTCATTAGGCCAGATTATTTTTAACGTACAGATACCCGCAATAATATCAGCGCCTATTGTACGACCTTGCGCACCCAACAATCCCTCGATTGGTGGTGCGAAATGTTCAGGGGTTTGTGCTGTACCTATGTGACTCAGTACAGTGCCGCTTTCATCTTGCATTTGAATAGTAAAGGTTGTTTCACCGCCTTTTTGTACTTTTATACGATAGTCATCGGTTTGTTCTTTACCAGTTGGGTTAGCGGCATCGGTGACGATAGCGCTGGTTATTTTAACGTTTATTTTGGTGGAGTCAGGAATAATAACAAGGGGATGATATTCAAATCTATCTATTGCTTCCCCGCTGCGAACCTCTACCCAATCACCCTCTACAGCTTGCCTTTGGGGTTCAATTGGTAAATTAGTATTTCTGTCTAATACAATCATATTTAAAACTCCTGCGGTATGTACGTTGAGTAAGCCACACCCGCACTTTGATGATGCGCATTATTAGGTACTGCAACGCTTGACCAAATTGACACAATTAATGATTTAGTAAATGGAATGCCAATACTTGTTTCAATCACGGTCTGTGCTGGTGTGGGCATATGGACATTAGGCAGTTCGTTATCGCTTCGCCAACCAGAATCGCTGTAAGTACCACGCCCTATAGACTCCGAATCACTAGTATATGCTGAATCATAAGGGGGAAAATCTCCGACAATCAATCTTTGATAATATCCACTTAGATCAACTAATGTACCGGTAAATAGAAATTCTTCATCATCACGCACAACTTTAATTGTTACATCAACATTAGCGCCATAATATGCAGGACTAAATACATGAGTTAAAACACCCGCTTGATTTTGTAAATTGATCACTTCATGCTCTAGCGCATCGTTTGGAAAATTCACGTACTTAGCTTTATAACCTTGCGTTGCAGTGTCTTTACCTAGCGCATTAAAAAAAGTTGCAGCAGTTGAGCTAGACCTAACATTTGGACTTGTTTTTATCCACAAAGCAGCGGCATCAACAACAGATACCGGCATCTTGCGATTAGACATCAATGGAGTTGAATAATCACCATTTTTAAGCGCGGCACGATTGGCAACCAACAAATCTTTATCACTGCTTGAATTATTGAGTGCATCTATATGCACTTGTATTGCGGCATCGAGGGCGGTGGTATCTACCTTAGTATTATCACACGCCTTTTTTAATAGCATTAAACCTTGTGGGGTTTCGCTGCCAGTGAGTGCCGCTATTTTAGCGGCTAACTGGGTTTCTAAATTTGTGGTATTCATTTATATTCCTGCTTTTTATATGGCGGCTTTATATGGCTGCAAGGGCAAGTAACTCGGCATCTTTTGCTTGGGCCATTGCATCAGTAATGCCACTGCCTGAATAAGATTCTGCTTTTTTCTTCCAATGTACTAATGAGTAATCGCTTGTGCCTGGTATGATTTGATCTTCTGGATAGCTCACATATTTTTGCAACAAGGCTAAGGTATCAGCGCTGGCGTTTTTACTGCTTAATGCTTCACTGGCACTGGTTGCTGCGTCACTTTTACTAGTAGCGGCAAAGTTAGCACTGCCTTGGGCGTTGCTTTCACTGGTTGCGGCTGCGCTGGCACTGTTAGCTGTGGTAGTAATGGCGTTTTGAATTTTGGTATCAAAGGCTGTTAAATCATAAAAATCTAACGCGCCTTGGGCATTAAACATAATCAAGCTATTAGCATAGGTTTTATTAGGTAACTGATTACTGCCACTAAACCCTGTGGGCATTTTTAATAAATTGGTATCGTACCAATTGTAAATTTCAGCAAAGCTTGAGGCGATACCATCAAGCTTTAAATTCATGGAATCAGCCCGTACCAAAGTACCAGGCTGAAACGCATTTTGATGTAACCATTTAGACATTAACGCCTCCTATTTATGAAAACAAAAAAAAGGGGTCGGAGTACATTTAATTAATGTACTCCGACCCCTTTTTTATTTGCGCCAGCCTAAGCGGGCAAAGTGATATATCACTGCTGATATAATATGTGGCCCAGCATGTAATGATTCGGTACGTATAAACGCGCTTATTTCTGTACCGCGCCCTGATATGGTAAGCGGTGCATTAAATAAACTGGCTGCTGACCAATACACATCGTCAAATAATGCTTGCCCCCAATAACCACCACCACCGATTGCTTTTATATTTAAGTTGCTATGCTCTGCAATTGTGGGTGCTGAATGGTCAAAGTCGGGAACAACTAATAGTTTTGTTTCGGATACGACTTTGGCTTCAATTTCTAACTTTACAAACTTTTTGCGTATGGCGTTAAGTTTACAAGGGGTAAACGCTGGGCGCATTACTGTGACTATGGCATTACCGTCAAAACTTGTGCCGCGCTCCATTTGATAGACATAACCTTTATCATCACCAAAAAATACTTGCTCTGCGCCTGTGTTATCTTCTGCGTTCCAAGTGCAACTGACGTTTTTATAAAAGTCGAACTGGCTAAAGCCTAATAAGTTTGCACCTGAAAATGAAGCAATCAACCCTGTGCCATCATCAAAAAATAAACGGTATTGGTTTTTTTCACGTACTACGGTACTGGCAACAATGCGTTTTCGATATTTACCAAGCAAAGGATCAACTAGTTGGCTGAAACTGCTCATGTCAAAATTACCAAATTCTTGCACTCTACTAAGGCGAGTAATGCCGCGATCATCTACGTAAACGCTATCGCCTATGGTTTGCACTGTGTTTGGTACGATACCAGTATCTTTTGATAAATCGGTTAAGCGCCAGTTTGGGTCTTGATCGCCTCGGCCATATAATAAGTATGTCCGGTTTCTACAAAAGATGGCTGTCACATCATTTGGCTGGGCATCTATTTCGAGTATATCGCTGGCGGTGGCAAGTTCGCCTTGTCCGGCTGGTGCAGCCCAATCTAGTTTTGGGGTATATTGCAATGAACCATTGGGATAGCCCATTAATACTAATTCACTTGGCAATATTTCAACTGATATAGGGGTATCATTTGCGCCCATACCCGCATTTGTAATTTGGGTAAATGCTGTGCCATCAAATACAAAGGCTTTATTTTTACCGTCTACGCCTATTATTTCGGGTACTCGCCCACGACTTACCCAACGTAAAGCCCTAAATTTATAGCTGCCATCTGGTAATAAGCTTGGGGTAACTACTAATTGCCAACCTGAATTGGTGGCACGATATAACGCACAGTTAGCCCCGTCTGCGGTGTTTCTAAAAGCATATTTAATGCCTAGCAACATGAAACCACCTAACACTTTACCGCTACCTGGTACGGGCTGTATTAAGGCTCTAAGTCTTTCACGTTCGACTAATACATCAGCGAGTTCTACTGCATCATCAACATAAGGGCCGTTTGGCGGTATGGCACTCGAGGGTGCGGCTTGTCCGTCAAATCGCTCAAAACCGGTAACTGATTGATAATCACCTAATTGATTTATTTCGTAGTTAAGCAGTTGCACACAATTACCGTCGGGCATTTCTAGGCTAGTAGCGACTTGATTTAAGCCACCACTTAACCGCACGGTATGCGCTTTTTTTGGGTTTGTTTTTATGGGCTGCATGGCTTTACCTAACGATTATTAACAGATGAAAAACTAAAAGGGGTCGGAGTTAATTAATTTAATTGACTCCGACCCCTTTTTATTTATTGGTGGGCAAAGTCCCAAGAGGGCAGATATTGTGAGTGCATGTTTTGCAATGCCTCTGCATATTTTTGTGTCATATGTTGATACAATGCGCCATCTTCTTGTTGTTGTGCTAAATCAAGTGCGGCCATGTATACAATGGCCCAGCGGTGGCGTAGGTCGATGTTGGGTACGTCTTCATTGTTGATAAAAAACTGGGGCTTTTTTTTGTATTCTAAATGCAGGTTATACGCCTGATCGGGTATCGGATATAACACTACTTTGCTTACACCACCAATTAAATCTTGGGTAACATAGCGCGGCTGACCTTGCTCAGTACCAAATCTAAATCGGTCTTTAAACTCTACAGGCGATAAATAAGTGAGTGGGGTTTGCTCACAAAACAGTTTATCTATGCCTTTGAGTTCGGGTGCATTTAAATCGGCGGGCATGTAATTTTTACGCCCTACAACGGTTAGGCTTTGTTGCTCGTCTTTTAAAAACGCCCAATATTTTTGCTCATCTTGAATGGCTAACCATGCGGCTTGCACTGACTCTACTACTTGTTTTGCTTCACCGTTCTGGTTTAATACTGAGCCTGGCCCAGAACCGGAGAACTGCACTTTTGCTAATGTTAGCTGACACAGTTCTAAGAAGTTACCGGTGATCATTATTGGCTTAACGCTGCTAATTCACGTTCACTAAATTCTGTACCAATTCTATTTTTTTGGCGTTCATAAATAGGCACTAATCGGCTGATCTGAAAGCGAGGCGTTCTTGTAATTTCGTTTGTTAAATTACCTTGCTCGTCTTTTTTACGCTCTATGTTTTTAGGCGCTTCAATGGCATAAATTGCAGCCATAGGTAAACCCACGCGCGTATCGCGCTTTACTGACCAAGAACCATGCTTACCATTACGGGCATTAACATCTGACTGTCCCTCTAGGTCTGTACCTTTTGGAATAATACAGATATAGCCTATTGGCTGCTCTTGTTTGTTTTCGAAAGTATCACTTTGGCTATTAGCTTGACTTAATGCATTGCCACCTGATTCCACGATTGATTTTGATACATCAGCTACGGGAATACCTAACTGCTCAGCGAGTTTAACTTTCAGTTCATCGAGTGTTGTGCGTTCAGGCAAATCTATGCCGTACACATCTTTTAATTCTTTAAATAACGGGGCTTTTGTTTTTTCTTTTGCGATTGATTGCGAATTTTGAAATTGTGACATTTTATTTTCCCATAAAAAAACCCTGCGCATTAGCAGGGTTATATTTTTATTAATTTAGTGAATGTTTAATTAAGCTGGTACTGTGAACTCTAAGCGCTCTAACCAAGTGTCATTTAATATTTTTGCATTAAAGTACATTTTCCATGCAATAGAACCTGTTTGGCCTAATTCATCACCCGGCGTTGCATTACCAGGCTGGCGTACAATTGGTTTAATTGGCCCACCTAACGGGAATTTTTCGCCACGTACTGCAATATGACCAAATGATTCTTTAGCCAAAACAATCATTTGGTAGATGTTTACATTTGCACCACCATTTGACTCCATGCCTGTAGCACCTGTGACACCACCGGCATCTAAAATGGAATCGAACTCTGGTGAAGTTACAATGCGCGTTTGTTCAAATTGACCAAACTCGTCATCACACACTGTTTTACCTGTGCCGTAATCGGCAACCAATTTAAAGCCAGGTAATGCACGTAATATATCTTCACAATCGGTATGACATACTGCGATATATGCCGATTCAACTGACTTTGTACCGTATTGCGGTGTTGATTTTGCGACTTGAGTAAACTTAGTGCCTTTCATGCGGCGTAGCATTTTTTGTGCATGGCGGATCATAGAGGCATCTAAGGTATCAACCACATCTACACGTTGTGTTTTACCACCTGCATACGTCACAGATGTACCATTAGTGATCACATCCCACATTACCATTTCTGCGGTAATACCGGCTTGCTCACCTTGCGATTCGATCATGTCTTTTGTGACATTATTTTCATGCAAATCTACCACTTGGTCAGTAATAGGCATCCACGCACCAAACTGCTTAATTTCTGCTATCACTTTTTCATATTGGAAAACCGTACCGCTAGGTGCTTGGCCCTCTACTAAAGCGACACGAATAGGCGCTAATGACTTTTTACGCTGCCAGTGAATTTGATTACCTGACTTTTTAGATAAAAACGCTGGCACACCAAACTTGCCCAAAACTTCTTTGTTCATGGCATGTTTAAGATATGTTTTTTCTGCTTGAAAACCGACTGTCTGGTCAATTTGACCGTATTTATTCATTGTTGGTGCTGACATGGCACTCTCCTAAAAATTAGCTGTATTCTTTATTCATTTCCGCTTCTAAATCAAATGCACCTTCTTGCGCCTGTGCGGGATAAGCTCCACTTGAATTGGGCTTTCCTGCTGGCTTTCGGATGTGTGGTTTAGGGGCGGCGGTTTGTGCCTTGAAGTTGTTTAATGTCTGAATGACATCTGCGGGATTGGCTGACATAGCACGTTGCTTTGAAAAATCATCTAAACCTTGGTAGTAGCTCACAAACTCAGGACTATTCCATGTGGTTTCAAATCCATCATGCACACTGGCTACGGTGTTTTTGAATAGGGATTGCTGATTTGCTTGCTCTTGCTCTAAGTGATATTGCGCATCTTCGGTTAGCTGATTATGTATGTTTAAGCTGGTTTCGTGCTGGCCTTGCAGTGCGGCATTTTGCGCACTGAATTGGCTTTGCAATTCAGGCATTTCTTCCAGAAGTTCTTTGGTATCGTCACTTTGCGTTGGCGGCACATAAGCTTGTGGCGCACTTTGCTCTAACTTGGTCACTTTGGTTTGTAAGGCACTTACTCGCCCTTGTGACGATTGGAATTTATGCAGATTGTCTTTGGCAATTTGCTCCCAGTCAGTTGTTGCAGTTGATTGCTCAGCGTGTACGGCGCTGGGCGTTTCATCGGCAAGTGTATCGGTGTCGTTACCTAAGCCGCCTTGGTCACTGTGCTGTTCACTGGATAATTCGGCGCTTGAGCCTGTTTGCAATGCAGTATCAAGTGTTGCGGGATCATCTAAGCTGTATTCAGCGTTGTACATTTGTTCAAGCGTTAGCTCTGAGCTACTTTGTAGGTCTAGTCCTGCTGCTTGTAAATGTGTGTGTTCAGGGTCGGTTACTGGATTGGTCATTGGGTTGTACCTTGTATTAAGCACGGGCAAACTTTTGCGCGGGCATAAAAAAACCGCCTAAGTGCAAAACACTAAGGCGGCTAAAAAAGGCGTAACAGCTTGGCTGTTAGGCCCAGGGAAATTGTTTATTTGTTACATTAAAACTGATATTTAAAACTTAATAATTTCAATCTTGGCGTTCTAAATTATCAAGTTTTTTTTTAAGTTCTTCTAGGGCGAGATGTTGCCCGCGCATTAAATCTGAATCACGTTGTTCTACATTGGTTTCTAAAATGTTTTCGGCTAGTGTTTTTTGCTCAGATTCGATGTATTTTATAAGGGTTTGTTTACTGACATTCATTAAGCTGACTCCAAACCTATATTTGCTCTTTCGCCTTGGGTTTGTTTTAAAGCAAGTTCGGCATTAAAACGATTGGTTTGCACGGTTTCAAGATTGAGTTTTAAGGTTGCCTCGCGTTCAAGTCTAAATTCTAACTCTTTCATACGCTGGTTAAATTCAGCCTCTTTAATTTGACCTGTTGTTTGCAGTTTATTTAATTCGGTTTGCTGTTTTATCAGTTCAATTTCACGTTTATTAACTTGATCTTTTTCAGCTAATTGATTTTTTAAACTGTATTCAAGTTGCAGCAATTGGGATTTGGCTTGTAGTTCATTATCTTGGCCTTGACCCTCGCCTTGTTCATCTTCTTTTGGCTGTTGTGACTCTTGCAGTTGCTTTATTTCGTCATCAGTTGGAATTAGGCTGTCGTCCATTGCATTGATTTGACACCATTCACGTAACCATTGAATTGCTTTTATTTGTACTACTGGCATGAGTGCTGGATTAGTGGATGCCATATTCAGCATGTTGATTATGTTTTGACTTTGTACTTCGCGTACTAATAATGCAGATACGCCTTTGGCATTTACATTGTAATCGCCTTTAACATTATCATCGTCATGCTCTGCCATGTTGTAATGATAAAAGCCGGTGATAATGGGCTTTATCATATTGTGATCCCAATCCATCACTTGGTTTCTGCGCACGGTATTGGCAGCATTCATTAACATAGACATACCGCCTAATGTTTGTGATGCTGGTCCTTGCTCACCTTGTTGCAACATTGGCACACCGGTTAGCTCGTCCATTGCGCCTTTTGCCAGGGCAATCACATTGGCGTTTTCGTTTTGGCGTGATTCTATATTAAAGGTTTCGAATGCCTCTTTGATTGACGCATTTAGCTTTTTAATGCGCCACGGCTTACCTGCTTTGACTTCGTATTTGCCATCGAACGGTTCAACTATTCCCTCACGTATGGCTATCATAGGTATACCCGATATAGCGCTGTTATCTAACATCATGCGCCATGCGGTGTTATATACATCTTGGGCATGACCGCCTAAATGCAAAACGCCTTTGCCAAAAATACAGGTGTCGTCTTCTTCCCAGTTCCAAACTTGGTAAGGTTGTACTTGTTCACGGTCAAATAATAATGGCTCTATGTTCAGTACAATGCCGCCACAATAGGTGACTTCGACATCGGGCATTTGTTTTAATTCATCAATTTCTTGTTGGTGTTCGTCTGCACCACTGGCTGCTAAAAACTCGTCTTTTACGGCTTCGGGTACTTGACCTATAAATGTCCATATTTCGTATCTATCATCATCACTTGATGTTTGCATACCCGCTAATGCCCGTATATTGTCGAGCATTTCGGTATTGTGCTGGGTTTTGTTACCGTCTTTATTAAGCTGTAATAAACGGCGGGTACTGGCTTTTATTAATGGGTTTTCGCTATCGTTTGCCCAGCGTTGTAATTCGGCTTTGGTGGTATAGTCGCGCTCAAAAAAGAATCGTGAATCTTCGGTTGTTGAGGCTGTCATATCTGGGTAAAAATCCCAAGGTCGCACTTGGCGTAGCCCTAGTGTATGTTTAATAATACGTTGCTTTTGCCACTTATTATCTTTGCCTTTACCAAACTGGTACTGCGGTGCATCTATTTTAATAGGCGAACGCACGATGCCTGTGCCTAAACGTGATCCGTCTTGTATTACTTTGCGCCATTGTGATTCTGCTTTACATTCGATAAGTTGATCTTCAATCAACAATTCCATTGCTGCGGCTTTTTCTTTAGCTTGTTGCTGCTCTCTGGATGCTAAGTCTTTTTCGGTGACTTGTTCTGTTTCGCCTTGCTCGTTTTGTACTTCTAATGGCTGACCATCTATTGTTACTTTTTTATCTGATTGCAGTGCTTTGTCTAAGTCTGGTATTGGTGTGGCTGATATGCCCCATGCCTTGCCTGAACTGGGAATAGCGGTTTCTGATATTTGTGCTTCACCGGCATTACACTTTTGGCGTAGGTGGTTCATGTATACTTTTGAGCGACCTTGCATATCTTTTAGTTCTGCATCGGTATATGTGCCATTAAAGCGCTGTAAATCTTCTATCAATCTTTGGTCGATAATAGACCTTGCTGCTATTTGAACGGCTAATAGGGTTTCTAGATGTTGGGCAAAAAAGTCTAACTTAGTTAGCTCGTTGTACTCAGTATCTTGCCAGTGTGGGTATTGTTTTTGTACTGCTTGCGATACTTTTAAGCGATTCATGTTATGCCCTAGTAGCCGGTGTTTGAATTAGTTGTATAGTCGGCATAACTGCCTGGTAAAGTTTCGGTTTGTTCTGGCTCACCCCGCAAGCCCTGACATAAATACTGTAAGGCATCATGTGGATGTGAGTGTTTATCTTTGTCTGGCTTTTCTTGGTAGCGTTCATCACCACTGACTTGTAATCTTTTATATTTATAGCCGGTAATAAAGCCTTTATTTAATACTGTTACATCTACAGAATTAAGTAATAACATGGGCTGTCCGTAGCCCACGGTATTGCCTAAGAAATAGCGCACTGACTCAAGCCGCAGTTTAATGTTGTTCGACTTATCTGGCGCTAGTTCAAAGTGAGTAAAACCATGTTCGGTTAATATATCGAGGTCGTTATCTTCGGTTGAATCTCGGGCTACACCGGAGGGATCTATCCAACCTTGTATTTGACCAGGCTTAATGCCCATTTCGCGCAATATGGGTTTAGCGATTTCTTTTAAAAACAGCCTAAGACCAATATTTTCGCCTATGATCTCTTTTAAAATACGCAACTGACCGTTTGCCATTTCTTGCGCAATAATAAATGCAGGGTTACGTTTACCATCGAGGCCCGCATAGATGGGTCTGTTTTTAACCGGTATGAGTTTATCTTTAGAGATATGCCAATCTTGGCTAAATGAATTTTCGTACACTGGCTTACCTGCTCTGACAATGGCGTATTCGTTTAAGATATTGGCGCGAACTGTGTTTATGTCGCTGGCCTCAGTGATTTGTTTAAAGTAATACCGATAACCATTTGCATCGTTTTGTTTTTTTAAGTTATCTACGTTTTCGGCATGTTCATTGGCAATAAATAACTTTTTTAATACGCGTTTATGTAGATGTTTATCAGCGACACATTTTTTCATCCAACTGGTATATTGCTGGGGTTTAATTTTGGTTATATCTATCAGTGCAGGGGGCTGAATAAAGTGTGTCCACTCTGCTGGTTTTATCTTTTGTTCTAACGTGTACCACCAGTGATCAGGTGCAGGTGAATTGGTGTCCATTATCACACCATTCCATGTTGCACCTGGCCCATCTTTAGTTGATGGGTAACGCCCTGTTCTTGAATATCCCGCCTCTATAATTTCAAGAGGTAGGTACTGACTCTCGTTGAAATAGCATGATGTTAATTCTAGGGACATTAGATTGTCTATATCGAGCGTGGTATCAAGGCTCATAAACAACCATTCAATATGCACGGTTGTGCCATCGGGTAATTTACGCTTCATTACTGCGGTGATTGGCGATTTACCTTTCATGGGCGCTAATGATGGTGGAAACCAATCTTGAAAAGTTTTGATTGTGGTTGTTTCTAATTGCCGATAACTATTACGCACCACTGCATGACGGGTTTTACGAATGCCGTTTTCATCTGGTTGCTGTATAACGCAACTGATATACATTAACTTTTGTAAGCATTGTACTGACTTACCTGAACCCACCGGTCCACGTATGGCTTGATAGTCGTTCGTGCAGTCAAAAAAAGCGATAGCGGTAGGTGTACGTTTGTACTTTATGGCCTTTTTTGATTTCATTATTCTATGCTATAAGTGAATTCTTGCAGTTCTTCATCTGGCTTATCATTAAGATCATGTGCTTGGCGAGACAGTTGCATGACTGTATTGGCTGCTTTGGTAAAGTGCCCTAATGATTTTCCTAAGTCTTCAATAGAATATTCCGCTTCAAATTGGTCGCCATTTTTACTGATTGCGGTAAACGTTGGGTTTTGTAACTTTTCCATTACTAGGTTTTTATACAGATTTACTGCGGTTCTGGCTTCACGTATATCTGTGCGGTGTTCTTCTATCACCATAACATTAGCTATGGCACTTGATTCAATCGCTTGCTGTTGCTCTGTAAATCCTAACTTAGCCGATTGTTGTGCTGATACATCAACTTGGGTAAGTGCTAAAATATCTTTGGTACGTTGCGCTACTTTATCTTTTAAAGGTTTGCCCCAAGGTTCGCCCGATTTTTCGGCACGGCTAATACGGCTATAAATAGTAGGCGCTTTGATATTGTGCTTTTTAGCCAGTTCACTTACTTTTGTACCGGCTTGATATTCTGCTTTTATTAGCGGCCAATTGGGTTCTGACTTATTATTTTTATCAGCCATGTATTAGCCCTCTATGGTTTTTATAGAGACTTTTTGCACACCTGTTGCGGTGATACGCAATAAACTGCCTCGTGCTAGTTGATGTTGCTCTGTCTCTGGGCTTAGCTCTGTTGCCACCTCTAAATCGGCATGAACATGCACTAGCTCTATTTTTGCGCCTTTGTTTATATACTCAATGATTTTTTTATTATCACCGTGAACCAGACTTTGTACTGGGGTGCTGCTGGCATCAATAATGCGATTGTCTGACATAACGAATTCCTAGTGATTAGCTGTTGTAAATAAACAGGCATAAAAAAACCCGCTAAGTGCGGGCTGTGTTTTTATAGTGTGTTGTTAGCTATGCTGTTTCTGACTGTGATTGTTTAGGCATAAAAGCAGGGTGATTTTTGTGTAACCATTGCCCCTGCGCCTCTGATAATACTAACAATCGCCCCGTTGGCGTTTCAGTTCGCATTTGGTCGATTATTGCAACTAACTGTGTTGTTGTTAAACCTGTTTGCTCTGAGTCGTTTGTTGAATTAAAACCTTGCTCGTAAAGCTTTACAATTTCACCCTCAAACCCATGTGGAAACGTACCAGATAAATAAAACTTACCATCGTACAAAGGTGCGTCTGGGTTAGCTGCTAGTAACAGTTGGGCATAATCTGTGTGCATTATGTGATACATGGTTATGCCTCCTTTATCTCACGTTGAAAAACAATATTTTTAACAGTCGAACCCGCATCAACATCAGAATCAAACCATAAGTTCCTTAGAGGTACAAATGTACTAAATTCATTAAAACCTGACTCAAGACTTCTTTGTTGGTTGTAGGTATCCGTTGCATCCCTTGTGTAAAGCAACATGCTCGTAGTGTCAGTAGTAACAGTGACTCTATAGTTACCTGCGGGTACAAGTTGACCTCCCCATCTACCTGAAAGCGCCCCCCAAGTGTTTGCATTTTTAGAGTAACTCCCATCTAAGTTGTCAGTCCAAGAAGCAGCCACACTAGGAGGCTCAAAGTAATTTATGACAGACAACCAACTCTTATCTTTATCGCTATACGCCATTAACTCGCGTAGATTTTCGGGGATGTTGATGTATTGGATTGCGTTTGATACTTGCTTGATGCTGACAGCGCCAAAAACTGCATAGCCAACAGCATTACCGCCATGCATGCGTAAAGATAAACGACTACCTACAGGCTTAAATGAGCCTTTATTTAAGCCCTCTAAGTTACCTTGCCAAATGATATTCGAACCATTATCTAAATCTCTAACTTGCAGATACCCTCTAGCTGTTCCTGTATCTTTTATAAAACCTACAATCTCTACTGGCTCACCTGCTATTACATTAATATCTTGAGCTATAGTAGAATACGTATCGGCTTGCTCTAGCCTAACCTCTCCATCACTCCATGTTGGCGTAACTGGCAAAGTGACATGCCAATTAGTTGAGCCAGCCTCATAGTTGCCATTTTTAACTAATTCAAGTCCGTAAACATTCTCTTTAGGTAGCTCATAATTAGCTGTTTTATTGCCAAGTTCGTATGTTTCAGTCACGCCAATTTTTATAAATTCAATATCGTAAAATATAAAGTCACAATAATATATCGAGCCTTTGTATCGACCTATATATGTAATTTCAAGTGGACTTAAAATTGTTAACTCTATTACATAAGATTTACCGTCAGTAGGGTATTTTGTAACACCTGAAATGATTTCAACACCATTGATAGTAGCGCTACAGTTATTAGTCTGAAATAAATCATTTTTAAAATGCAATAAAGCAGGAGTCCCAGAGCCATCTTTAGGCGATAAAAATACACTTGTAATTCCGGAGTATACTCCTGTAGGCGCAACAAACTTAAACCTAACAACATTCCCCGCAACTAAATTAATAGGCTTTAAAAGCTCATAATGACTCGCTTGCACTGGGTCTAGCTTTATCATGTAGCGTTGTTTAAGTTTTTTTGGCAGTAAGCGATTGAGCTTTTTAAACTTTTTTAACTTAAACAATGATTTCATTTTAGGCTCTTTTAATTTTGTCTCTGATTATTGCAGCTAGTTGCGGGGCGTTTTGGTTATCAAAGCCACCGCTATGACTTAAATACAGGCTAGATAAATCTATATTAATTACTCTTGGGTCATTGCCTGTGTAACCAGTTGCGCCCATTTGCCCCCAAATAAAGTCTTTATTATTTTTAAAGGGCGGAATGTAACGCAACCAAGTTGACAGCTTTACCGGTAAATCACCTTTTGAGTGATATACAAATATCTTTTTAAGATGGCTGGGAAACTTAAAATTACTTTTAAGTGCAGGGTTAATTAAATGCAGTTGCTTAAATGGCGCACCTAAATTGGCAGCCATCGCCAATACTGAACAACCATTAGAATGACCTATGCCAATATCGTTTGGCTCTGATAAACCATTGAGCATAGCCGCTAAGTTATCATTAAAATAAGCCACACCCGCTAAAGATAAGTGACCATAATCAGCTTGTTTGATTTTGGTATTAGGGCGTTTTAAATGTGGTATCAGCTTATCTAAGGTATTAGCGCCACCGTCCCTGACATTGAAGCCATGCGCCAACAACACACGATTTTTCGGTTTCATAAATCACCTGCACAATGCACTTTGATAGTATGACCAGCTGCATGTTGATTGGTGACATCACGAATAATAGATCGGCTTAGCTCTGGTGCTTTACAATATAACTTAATGCCTTTAGCCATTACGATACCGGCGGTATTGGCCTTATTAATTACGGTGGTTTCACAACCGGCTAAACTGAGACTTGTTGCAATGATGGCAGCGCTTATTAATAACTTTTTCATTAACGTATTCCTGTGACTTTTTGATGTAGTGATCAACATGACCAGCGCCTTTAACTGAGTTATAAAGTAACTTCCAAAGTGCGGCTCGTTGTTTAAGTGTTGCGGGGATCAGTTCTTCACGTTTTAACCAAAACAATCGACACCAAATAAACGACAACAAGGGATTATGTTGCAGTTCAAACCACTGCACTCTATCTACTTCAATACCAAAGTGTTTTAGAATTAATTTTTTATGTTTGCTGCGGGCTGTTTGCTTTATATATTCAAAGGGCTTTTTATCAAATTGATGCAAGCCCATACCGGCTAAATTGGTTGGGTCACGATATAAACCTAAGTTAGTTTCGGTAGCTGCAATCTCTAATAACAATAAATGTGCATTACCATTGCTGCCATAACCCAATACATCACACACCGCATGTGCTAAATCGAATGCCTGGGCAATCGAGGTTAAACCGTAGTACATGTTATGCCTCTTTATTTTTAAACAGTTGTGATATGTAGCTTTTCATTTCATCAAACAATTGTTTTTGGCGGCCCTCTTGCTCTTTAAAGTCTTCTTTGATTTCTGTTTTTAAATCTTTTAGTTCTTGGCTAAATTTTGCTTGCTGAACATAGTTACCAGCAGCATAGGTTTTAAATGAATTAAATTTTTCATCTAGTGCGTTTACTTTTGTCCAAAGTTTTTCGCGATCTGCGGCACTATCTGTTTTATCTTCTTGGCGGTTCATTCTTTGACCTGCCACAAATGCCACTGCAATCGTGACCAGCACACCAAACAAAGCAATAAGGTTTTGATTATCCATAAGCACCAAGAAAAAAAGGAATAAAAAAATCCCGCATTAGCTGAGGACTCATGCAGGATTTGGACGGATTATGTTGTTGACGCAATAACGTCACTGTGGGAACAAATATACGCTCAACTTTAAAAAAAAATAGCCGTATTTTATGGATTAGTGACACTAGTAAACTTTACGAATACCCGTGCTAATACATCAATAGCGTTATAGCTGGCGCTTAGGGTAGGCTCGATAAAGGTCACTTTATTTAAAATTAACTGATACTGCTAGCATAGAAATAGGCAACTAAACAACATGCAGCACAATATATAGCAGCATATAAAAAAGACCGTTTGTGACGGGTCACAAAACCCTTTGCACTTTTAGCCAGTAATAAAGATTTTAGCTTTTTAAACTCATTGTTCATGGCTTTATCTAAAGTGGCATGGCGTATCTCATTGGCTTTACGATAGATTACTTTAGACTTACCATTGTCTTTCACTTCAAATGTTTTAATTTTGTATGAGTGAATACGGCAATCGTAACCAATTACTTTGCCTAGCTCTCGGGTTTTAATGCACTGCACTATTTCATCAGCGTCAAATATTAATGATTCTGATGGATTGGTATTTACGTTAACTTGATTCATTTGTAATACTCGTGTGAAATATAACAATGCGCAGCTTTAAGACGATTGTAATAAGTAGTCTCAGTACAATTGAGTTGATACGCTTTTTGTTTGTTATTTAAATTAAGGCAAGAGGGCAAAACACTGTAATGCAATATGATCAGTTGCGCCCATTGTTGATGTTTTTTTCGTTCTGACTTAGCCAGTGCAGTAATAATATCGTCAATCAATTGTTCGCTATCATCACATAAACCTTTACCGCCACCTGATTGACTATTCATCAAGCTGGCTAATATAGAATTAGATGAAGCTAACGTACGACCTTTACTTGACCATTGCGCCCAGCGCTCAATTAACGAATTTAAACCGGCATCAATCATTTGCTATCTCGTTATAGCATTAATGCTACTTGAGCGTTTTCGACCTCTGCTTATTTGTTCTTTAAACGAGCCGATTTCAGCACTATGGCGATAAGCTTCTCTCTTTTTAAAATAACGTAACTCTAATTCATCAAATGCTTGCTGTACTTTTATAAACGCTTTACCCATTAATGCGGGGTTACTGGCAGTTACAAATCTATCGTTTTTACCAAATGCAATTTGGTCGGTCATTTCAGCAAACCATAACTGACCACCGTATTTTTCAATCCACAGCACTTCGGGTGTGCGGTCAACATTCAATAATATTAATACTTCATCATTGACCCAAGGTGATAAATGCATTTGATTAACAAGCTTCATTGTTTCAGCCGTGCCATTCGTTTTATCTCGAAGTGACTTTAAATCTAACTCAGATACAACTCTGTTTTTAAGTTGAAGCTGTTGCTTAATCTCTTTAATAATTGCCTTTTGTGATGCCTCAGAATTTGCAACTAAACCAATAATAATCATAACGCCGTCCGTTTTAATATTAATAACAATGAATGTGCGTGTAATTATTACGCATTTTTATAATTTTTTACAACTTTTGTTTAAGTATTTCTCAATAAATATAAAAAAAGTTACAAATCAGCGTTAAATAGTGGCAAGTATTTTGTGTTGCGAGGTTGTTTTATATTCGATAAAACATAGAATATAAGAAGACGACGGATGGATGGGTAACAACTATGAAGATGACGCAAATTGTAATAAAAGCAGACGATCTAGAGTACAGCACAGAAAACATGACAGCAAAACAACGCCGTGAACTGACAACTAGTAATCTAATAACAATAATGGACATTCAGTTTGATGGCCGCAGAACTGAATTTCTAAATTGGTATAACAAACATAAGCCGGCAGAATTAACGACATACAGCTATACCGCTGTTACTAGTTGGATAGATCGCAACACAGCAGCTATTGATTTAGACTATTTAATGTGGATTGCACAAGAACTTGGCTTACCAAGCATGTCGATAATGGGGATACAAGAGCAAGGAGAGTACACTCGACAACTAAGTAAACCAGTGAATGACAGTGTATATATAGATGCCAGTAATGCACAATACACAAGCCAGTTAACAAGTGAATTCACCGGCACTGGCTGGTATGTATTACGTCATAACGATAAAAGAATCGTGCGCCAAATCACACAAAAGCCAAGTGGTTTTGAGTTATCGACCAATATGAATCAAGAGATTTTAAAAGATTTAAACGATATAACAATAATAGAACGCATAGAATCGTTCACAGTTTAAAGCGACACATAAACCTGCAACACACAATCTCCCAACCAAATAACGGTTATCACTTTGATAGCCGTTTTTTATCCCCTTTGTCACATTAAAAACAATTAATACGCCAAAAGCTTGCAATAACTATAAATTTGCGTAATTATTCGCGCACCTTAATTACCAACCAGTTTTTAAGTTAGCGGGTGTGATGTCCTGCGTTCAGTCTTGTTACACATTAAATCATTCACTTACTTGATTTTAACCTTTGTCGGTGTGTAACAGGACTTACCAAATTCGCTCATGGCAGCAGAGCAAATAGCACAAAATTGGGGGCTGCCCGTTAACTAACCTAGTTAGTTAATGTAAAACACTTAACCAGGTGATTTACATTAGCTAATCACTTCCCTTGTTTAATCCATGAAACAAAAAGCCCGAACACTTAATGTGATCGGGCTTTTTTATTGGGTTGTATTTAAGTTTATTTAACTTTGTGACGGGTCACACTTAAAATCAATAAATGCAGTGGCATAAAACCATTGTGTTTTAGTTTTATACTTAACCATAATGTTACCGTGTTCTCTTACAACATCATAAATACGCATACGTTCACCATGTTTCTTTTTAGCTGAGCAAACATAACTAGGTATTAGTTCATCTTGATATTGTTGTCTGTATTTATTTTTAGGGGAGTAACTATCTTTGATTGCACCAGAAATTAGCATAGCAGCGAAAATTACTGCAATCATACTGTAAATATTCATTAACCCCCCTTACTCAACTACAATCCAATCTTCGGCTAGTGTATCTGAACCGCTTGGAGTCCATGTTGCTACATCGTTTTGTGCAGTTTTCAAAGCCCAGTAATCACGATAAGGCACAACATCATTTTCAAACACATCTTTAATCGCCTCCATTTTTGCAGGATATTGCCCAGCACTAACAATATACGCAAACATATCAGCACCATTCCAACCAGTTCGTGCAATACGCTTACCTTGCTTTGCTTGTTCAACGGCCCAACCAAAACAACCAGGCGTTAATGCCGGTTGATAACATGTATTATTAACTAACGCTTTTTTAAGGTTATAACCCTCCAGTAACCATAATTGATTTTTAGCTTCAAGTTCTGCGTTCTCAATTGCAATCTTTGCCCCTACTTCCTCATCAAAGTTCTCAATTGAAGCACATGCACTATATTCATTAGCTAAAGTGAACTTACTACCATCAGCGAACAATAATATTGCAACAGCAACCGTTGTTGTGGTGTTTGGCACAACATACGTATGATAAGTAACATTGTTCATTAATGTATTAATTTGTTCTGGTGTCACTCTTGGTGCAGTTAAACCTTTATCCAAAATCATTTGCTCAATAGGATTTGCACTATCTATCACATTCCTTTCAGCAAACGTTTCAGCATCAACATGATAAATATCATCTTCATTTAAGTAACAAATATAATCACCTGGCACTGGTGTTTGATGTGCTTTGAAATTTACCTTCTGATCACCTAACTGATAAAACCAATTAGATTCACCAGATACTTTTTCAAGTAAACCCTCTGGTAAAATGACACATGCATTACGAACAGTTGGCTTACTTTGATAATCTTTAAACATAACTTTAACTTTCCTTTATTTACTGCATAAACAAGTCGCAGTGTGCGACAGACAATTGAACAAAACTTTTTTACGCATAACTGTGCATAATTTCGTGCTAACACTACGCGCTAACACTCGACAAAAACGCGCCTTTAAAATCAAAAACCTAAAACAAAACTCGAACGTGAATTTGAGAGTGGAATGTGACATAGCAATATTAGTGTTTTCACTCCTGAAATTTTCAAAGTATTACGGCATTTATCGAACAAATAAGGATTTTGCTTTTTGTTTGCTTTACTGCATAAATCAACCGCAACCGATTTTAGTCAAAAGCAAAAACGTCACATTCCTACAGTGACTATGACAAATTAATGACTGCGCATAATGTGCGGCAGCTTTTGGCGCAAAGCTTTACGATTACGTGCTAATGCCGCGCTAACAGCCTTTTCACTGTCCAACAAACCCAACTCAAGCATGACGCTTGCCCAATTATGCAAAGCTCTGGTACATGAATCACGACCATCAGTTTGAATATATGTGCGGTCTAAATCTTTCATTTTGTGCGCTAAAAGCCATTGACCAACGATATAATTCACATTGTTTTCTTGTGTCCAAGTGTTAGCAAACTTACGAACGTCATGTGCTGACCAATTTGTTTTAGAAAATCGCTTTAAAACCTGACTTGCTGAATTAGGATGGATAGACTTATTAGGATCTTCTCGGCTTGGGAATAGATACGCGCTTTCAACACCCTGACGTTTATGCGCTCGCTTTAACTGAGTTAAAACTTCATCAATAATTGGATTGGTATATATAAAGTGATCTTTCCCGCCTTTTGCTTTAACTTTTAAAGTGCCATTGAGTTGATCCCAATCAGACCATTTTGATTGAGAATATTCCCCAATACGGCCAAAAGTTAAAAAAGTAAGCTGCACTAAAGCAATCGTTTTAGCATGTGGGTGTTCATGCAAGCGCTTAAAAATATAAGGCATTTCATCCATAGTTAAACGACCCGCACGACCAGAACGCTCGGTTTCAGATTTTTTATAAAAAGAATTTGAAGTGAAATTAATACAAGGATTTACTTTAATTAGTTTAAGACGGCTTGCCTCTTTTAATGCAGTAAGCAACACGCCAAGCACTTTTCGTGCAGATGATATTTTTAATTTAGTAGCCAGTTCTCGCGTAAACTCTTTAACAACTAGCAAGCTAAGACTTAAAATTTTTCTTTCATTAAAATAGGGTGAGAGATATTTAGTGATATTACTATTAATTTGATTTGCGCGATCAACGGTTATTTGTTCACCTTTCACATACTCGCCGTACCACGCTAATAATTGCGATACATTCGTGATTTTTCCATATTGAGCAGCTTTAACAATATCAACGTCAGAGCGATAGCACTTTTCTTGTACCATTCTTCTTGCAAGGGTTCTCGCTTTACCTGGTGCAACATCACCGCGCTGACCAATGCGAAACCATTTAGAATTTTTAAAGCCAGGTATACGAAAAACAGCAGAGAACGTACCGGCCTCACGACAGTTAGAAAAACGATAATAAAGTTGCGGCACTTCACTATCTTTAAGCACTTTCACATGCTTTTGCAGCGCATACTTTGCAATTTCATCGTCATTAATCTTAATTTTAACAGTTGCCGCTTTTTTTAATGTCTGGCTATTACTATGCAAAATAACGCTCTAATTACGCAAATTTACAAATATATTACTCAAAAAGATAAAAAAGAAAAGAAAAACTTAACAGAAGTGGCTTGGCTCATTATAAATGCATCAAAATATGCCGTATTGCTCGGGTGTCATTAGGGGAGTGAGCAGAGCGCAGCTGTAATCCGCACTCTACTCAGTAAACCGCCAACACCTATGCAAGCAATTTACGACGTGGATTATACAAAAATCTGACTGCAATGCTTGAGTAAATTCCCCTGTTAAATTAATTATAGTAAAACGCTTTACATAAAGTAAAACACTATACTAATATAAGGCTATCTAATATTTGCTCGGTTGGTTTTATGACATTACTGGAATATATAAAAGTTAATTACAAAGGAAGTAAAAGCGACTTTGCAAAAGCGCAGGGTGTGCAATTACCTCAAGTCACCCAATGGTTAAATAAGAAGTTTATCGTTATTGAGGGCGTTTTACATTCGCCAAGACGTGATTTAGATAGTGGCAATTGCTTTAAAGTTGGCAGTACATCTAAAAGCGTTACAATGAATTATTTAAATGACGAACTGGAACGTTTACTTGATTCAGTGGTAAATACAGAAAAGGTTTTAAGTTATCCAGATAGAATTAAGGGTGATTACAACAGCCATGTGTATATTAATAATACATTGCTCAAAGTAATTGAAATATTTGATGTCTTATATCAATTAGGTTTTAGTGATGATGAATTTAAACATTTAGAATGCTTTAAGTGGGGCTTTAGGAATGACACAAAACATAAACAAGAGTTCCATAAAGCTGCTGCTTTAAAGATAGATGAAGAGACCATATAAAATTAAAGGAATGACAATGGAAAGATATTTAGCAGGTTATTTATTTAAAATAAGCCACACAGAAGTTCATTATTTAAGAAACAAGAAAATTGATGGCCGCAAAAAGTACAGCGGTAACTTTACGACAGATAGAAAACAGGCTTATTTATTTAATGAAATTTCAGATTTCAAAGATCATTTAACAGCATTTTTAGATAAAGCTAACAGCGAACCATCAAGTCACGATTATCATTTTTGTATGACTTATGAAAAAGTAAAAGTGAAACCTAAATCAACTGCAACAGAATAACCAAGTCAGGTCGGTAAAAAGGAAATAAAATGGATATTGAAATTGATGACGTTTTTTCACGTTACTCTAATGATGAAATAGTTAAAGTAATTTTAGTGACTGACACACAAGTTACTTATCAAGTAGATGATGGTGGTAGGTTTGATTCATCTATTGAAAGGTTTCTTAGAGAATTTACAAAATTAATTTAACAAAATGACTAAGTCTGCACGCTTTTTAGCGTGCAAAACATAATCCCTCAAAAATAATTCAAATTAATTTCATTTTACCCCTTGCTTTTGTTTCCATTGGAAACTAATATAAATGCCAAGTTAATAAGTTAACTGCTGAACAAGCAGCGGCAATTAAGCCATAACAAACAAGGAAATATTATGAATAGTGCAGAATTTAGAGCGTTAAAAGATGGTACAAAATCTGAAATAGTTAACGGCTTAACTAATGAAATATTAGATACAATAAAGCAAGGCGGTATAACTAAAATATCAGAAATAAAACCTGATGTTGAGCTAATGGTTAAAGATCTTTTTGGTGACGCTGACAAAAGAATCCTTATTGAAAATGTTATGGATAAAATTGACAGTAAATTAATTGTCGCAATAAAAGATTAATAAAATAGGGCGAATGGTCGCCCATTACTCTTATGGAATAAACATGGCATCAACAGAACGTACGGAACAACTTAATACTCTAGTAAAACAAGCGGGTACTGATAGAGATGCAGTAAAGTTGATTGAGCAGATAAAAGGCTGCTCTCCAACACATTCAGCAATATACAAATCACGAAATGGAGCTGGTACTGATTACGTTGTGCAAAGTTATATAGACGATTTAACAGTAGCTTTAGCAACAAAATAACTAAT